CAGCGGGAGCATCTGCTTTATCAGGCTTAGGCTCTTCAATAGGGGCATCTTTTTTTGCCTCAACAGGGACTGCATTTACTTTTCCTGTACGGCGCTGTTCGCGCTCCTCTGGTGTGAGTTTTCTCATGGTTACTCCGAATCTGTTTCTGTATCTTCGGCAACAGTGAGCATTTCAAATTCCATCAGCGTTGATAGGAAATTGTCATCTGCTGACTTTTCTCCAGCTTTTGCTTTTTCAATGTCTTCTTTCGAAACCCATGAAACTGGGATTAGGTCTTCTTTGCCAAGAGCAACTGCACGTTTCATAATGTGCGCTTTAGCTGCTGTCTTGTCTTTTGCTCGACCGTAAGCCTGGATTGCGTTGCGGAGGTCAGCTTCGTCAGCGATTGGATAAGAACCGTCAGGAAGAGCTTGTCCCTTATCTGACATTGCCTTACGAGTGTCTTCGCTGTAAGCACGCTTCAGTGCGATTTCGGCAGCTTCTGCCTCAATCTCTGTTGCTTCTTCCATCGTGTACTCGTCATAGCCGAGAACTTCACCATCGAGTGAAACGAAAACGTCATAGGACTTGCCGTTAATGCCGTCAATCTCTACTGCGTATACGTCGTATCCTTCGAATACGTCTGGCTCAACAGCAACGATGTCACCAGTGACCGTCTTCACCGCGATGTCAGCAGCATCGCCAAAGCTAATCATTGCTTTATTAACAAGCGCAGACTTCACTTCAACAAGGTCGCTGTTCAAAAGGTGCCAGCCCATAACTTCGCCAGATGAACCATCGAAGAAAATCTCTACAGGCTTGCCATCTTTTCTTTCAATGTCAACCACGAAGAGGTCTGCTTCGTCGGAGTAACCAGAGTCAAGGACTTTACCCTTGAACATGTCTTCCGCCATTCCTTCAACTTCAAGCAAAGAAGGCATTCCGTCTTCTGGTACACATCCACCAGGGCATGAATCACAAACAGGAGAACCGCCTGGATAAACCTTACGGTCAAAAGAGCAGAGGAAAGCATCTTTATCAAATTCAGATGACTTGTATCCCATGCTGCCGAGGCGACGGTTTCTCATCTTTTGGCGAGAGGCCATCATGGAATCTTCCATGTCATCCTCTTCTTCCATCATGTCTTCTTCCATGTCGGCATCTTCCATGGCAACAACACCGCGCTTACGCTTTGGTGCTGCGCGGCGGACGTACATCTCTGATTCATCGTCTTCAGAGCCGTCGTAGCCCATCATCTTGCCGTCTTCAGAGTCCATCATGTCGTCTTCGTCGTCCATCATGTCGTCGTCTTCTTCCATGCCTTCCATGCCCACAAGGTCATCTTCTTCTTCGTCATCAAGACTTGGAGGACCCATTGGACGAGGTTTCTTGCGCATCGGTGCAGCAACTGGCATGCCAGCAGGTCCGCCGCCCATGCCCATCATTCCGCCGATTGAAGCTGACTTCATTTGCTGTGCGACAGCGCCACACTTACCGCAAACCTTTGCTCCGGGTGTGTAACCACACTCGCCAGAGTCCATGCCCTTGGCGCACTGAACCACTTCACCGTCAGCGTCAAGCTTTACTACTGGTGCTTCGGCCATTACATTGTCTCCTTGTACTGCATCGAATTTGATAAACAACCTTTAGGGTTGACGCATCCTCCACAAGGATGAGAGCGTTTATCGCCCGTAACCATGCAGTGATACTTGTACGATTTCTTTTGATTGTCTACAGGTTTAGAATAACCTATTTGCGGTTTATTCTGGCTGACGTTATTCTTTGGACGAGAGAATCTGGAAGACATTTCTACCAGCTTCTAACCACGTTGCTCATTGCGTCCAGTGCTGCCACTGTGAGCTTTGAGGCATCGAATATTTTTAGACCAGAGTCCACGGCGACAACACTAATTCGGTGGTAGTCCGCTACGGGGTCAATAAGTGACTTGAATTCGTAAATGTACTCAACCGGCATTTCAAGCAGCAACGAGTCAATGTCACGACTATTGACGTTTTGGGCGCTCTTAATGTTGATGTCATGATTTTCAGAAACGGTCATATATACGGCATACGTGTCTGCTTTTCCTCGCGAAGCCATGTACTGGCGGCGGAGCAACTCCATCATTTGTTTACGTATTTCTTCTCTGCGACGCTGGCCCGTTGGGACCGCAGGACGCTGCGGTTGCGGAACTGATGGGGCTGGTGCCGGAGTTGGTCTAGAAGGGGTTCTGTCCGGATTCGGCTTAGGAATACGGGTTGGCTCTGGAACCGGTATCTCTTCCGGAATTTCGATTGGCTCATCTGTGCGCGGCATTCTAGGCATAGTGCCTCTTCTGCCGGTCGGAACGGCAGGACGCTGTGGCTGAGGAACAGACGGCGCTGGAGCCGGTGTTGGCCTAGACGGCGTTCTGTCTGGGTTTGGCTTGGGTATACGAGTTGGCTCGGGTACTGGGATTTCCTCAGGTATCTCGATTGGCTCGTCGGTCCTCGGCATCCTTGGCTTGTAAGGGATATTGTCCCTACCGTCTCGACCAGTCATGAAGCCGTCACCATCCCCATCGAATGAAGAGGGCTTCACAAGTTTTCTTGCTCTTTTTGCCGTGGACCTAGCGCTCCTGCCAAAAGCAAACTTTTGTGCCATTCCGTCCATTGCTGTAACTAGTGCGTCTGATGCACCCTCGCCATACCAGTCAATGTTTGGCACGGCAAATCCGTCGGATAGAAGCTCGACATCAAAACCATGATGAAACCCTATTTCTTGGGCGGCTTGATACATATCCATATCTGCCGTTTTGATAAATAAGTGCACCCCAGGGTTGTCGGACTTAAAGTCATTCCATGATTTCATTTGATTCGTAGAGCAAGAGCCGCCACAAGAACCACCGCATTGGCATTCTGATTTTGCGCCACCGCAGGAGCCTCCACAACCACATCCATGTGGCTTTGACGGCAAATCGATGCCGGATACCCTGCTACCCATTGACCCATCAACGGGAATATAAACAACCTCTTGACGAACTTTTGTTGCTGGGCCGAACATGAAATCCACTTCGTTGGGAGTGTGGTAACTGGCCCTAAGTGTTTCTGTTGCTCCGTCTTTAGCGAGGTCAAACACGACCATGTTTTCATCGGCGCTTCGTATTACAACCTCGCCGCCGAAATGCATTCCTATGCCTCGCGCAAGCCCGCCCATTCGTCCTGAAGATGGGTTTGACATTCCTCCGGCCTGCGGCGCGTAAATCAACGCATGATTTTTTGAATCGATATCGGCGTCTAGGGATTTTTCTTTTGAGTTTTCGTATCTTTCTAGAAGGCGACGACCCTTGGCTGCAAGAGCGGCTGCGTCAGACCTATCCTGTGGCACAGGCTCTCCCCATGCTGCAGCCGACAGGGCTAGTCTGGTCGGCTTTCCTTTGTCGTCTTTCATTGGACCGGAAGGATTTGTAAAGAATCTTGTCAGGAAAGAGCCTTTGCGTCTCATCTTCTCGGGAGTATTTGCTGGACCTTTAACGCCGGGCTTTAGGTTTGCACCTTCCGTGCGCTTGAAGTGCTCGCGGCCAGCGGCCGTCAGTCCGCCCTTGGGGTCTTTTAGTTTTGAACCCTTTTCTGAATAATCATCCATCTGGTTCTCTGACTTGATGGACAGCGTTGCTGTTAGTTGGTTTGCTCCATGGAGTACTGGAGAAACTTCGTAGAGCTCCACCTCCTTTAGGAGGTTTGCCTGCTGGCCATTGTCATATACTGCGTCAAGTGTTTTGTAGCCTATTGACCATTCTTGCTCAAGACCGAAAAAAGCAACGTTAGCGAACGCTTCTTTACCTTTTTCTGCGCCAAGATTAAACTGTACTTTGGCAAATAATCCGCCTACGCCCCTCTGTTTCATCTTTTGAGGCAAGCGTGGGTCGTTTGGTCCAACCTCATATATTTCAAGAACCTTGCCGATTGGTTCATTCCAGTTATGTCCCCAAACAACGCGAGGCTTACGGCGCTTAAGGCTTTCAGTAAAACATCCCGGTAGACAAATATCGCCGACACTGTCCTTGTTTCCCAAGGCAGCAACGAAGCATTCGACAATACCCTTAGCCTCGTTTACATTTATTTGCCCAGAAAGAGACTTGTAGTTAGTTTCAGTAAAGTCACGACTTTCAGTAAAGTTGCTGAAGTGCATTTAAAATAGCCTTTCGACGTTCACCTATTAAATAATAATCTGTCGACACCGCCTTGCGGTACAAGAAATTGCAGTACTTTACTGCAAGTTATCAGTCAACGCTGAATCGAAGCTTGCAGCGGCAGTTCATTGTTAAATGAGGAGGCGCAAGTGGGTCTCCAGGGAACCTGAGTGTTTCCTGGCCTAGGGCAAAATCGTCCATAACATCAACGGTTTTATTTTCGAGCAACTTGTGCTCTCCTCTTACCTTTGCGTCTTTGCGAGTAACCCATGTTTTTGTTGTTGCACCCGATTGGCGTGCTCCAAAATATGTCCCAGCGTTATATGAGCTTTGCGCTTCGTGTTCAGCGATGGACCGCTTGCGTTTGGCCAAGATGTTAATGAATATTGCAGACAAAGCCGCCTTCAACATTCCGGCCCTATCTTCGTCATCGGAAAGTGCCAGCGCAATCAATATTGCAGATGCGACTTCATCTCGTGTGGTGTTGTTCGCTTTTCGCACTCTTGACATTTGAGCGTCTATAAGCTCCTTGACCTCATCATCGCCCATATCAACGGGTATTCCGGTTTGTTCAGATGCAAGTTGTGATGCGTCTTTTACAATCCCAGACAAAATAGGACGCACATCGTCTTCGAGCTGTTTGTCCCAAACTGCCGTGTCATAAATTGAATCGACGGAAAGACTTCCAGAATCTATGGCTTTCTTTGATTTGGCTCCCATTGCCTTTTCAAGAACAACACGTTGCTGCCTCTCGAAGAATCTTTCTAGGGTCCTGTCGAGTATTTCCGTCCATGTGTCGGATGATTGGTCAGCTTTAAATTCCCAGTCGTCGCGTATTTCTGCCGATTTAACCTGCATCTCTCTGTCAAAGGCGGACAGCGCGCTTGGTGATGCCATGGTGGGCATTTGCGGTTGCTGTGCGGCTTCTGCGTTCAACGTAGCCGTCATGCCTTCTTGTGGCTGACCAGCATTTAAGTTAATTATTTCTGCTGGGATTGAACCCATTTCAGGCATTGCTGGTTGACCCTCCGCCCCAGGAGCGCCAGGAGGAGGTGCCTGCGGCATCATCCCTGCTGCGGCGACTCCAGGCATTCCCGGCTGGCCCATCATTGCTGCTTGCTGCTGTGCCTGCTCTTGAGAATCAAATCTTCTGTCGGTGTAACCGATTGGCGTCAGGTTCGGATTTGCCAACATTGCCTGCATAAGGTCGGAGTCGACTCTCTTGCGTCCTGTTTCTGCTCTGTATTCGTTTCCGCTAATCAGGCCGTTTTGAAATTCGTCCAGTAAGTAACGTTCACGCTCTTGCTTATACAGAATCAAAATAGGAACATCGGAAGTATCAAAGTCGATGTAATGGTCTGGGTCGAGTTCGTCTAATCCTCTGGCAATTAGCTCTAGATGAGGTAGCAAAGTTTCATTCCAGAACACCCTGTGTTCTTCTCCGGCGTTGCTGAAAGTCCTTCCTGACGCATTGCCGATTACGGATTCCGGAACGCCAAAAGCAGCAAGTATTTCTTCTTTAGTAATCTGACGCATTTGTATATAGTTGGCGTCTCTTGGGCTTGCGCCAGTATCTACATAGTCAACACCTTCATCGGACGAGACAACAGTAATCGCGCCGGCACGGTTGACGTTGCCCCTAAACCGAGCACGTAATTCGTCTTTGTCGTCGTCGTCAATCTCGCCACGAACAACAATCATTCCACCCGGACGGCCGTCATTAAGCAAGAAGTTTCTGTTGTAAATTTTTGAGAGATTCTCAATCTCTATAGCAATTCCTGCTGATTCAAGCGGCGTTAGGGACAGGTACGGGTCTAGAGGGTGAGGCTTTCTAATCCAAATAACGTCCTTGGGCGGCAACGTAATCTTGGTGCCGTTTCGCATGTCAACTTCAAATCCAGCAACAAATTTCTTTGGGTCTGGTATTGGTGCAGTGTGCTGTGGAGGCAGAAGCTGCAGCGCAACAACAGAGCCATCTTTGCCGCGGACTTTTTCAATAAATGCTCCACGTGAAGAAAGAAGCAACTGAGAGGAAAGGCGATACCGGAAAACAAAAGAATTTTCCCCCATGTTGGACTTTGTGTTCAATATGTCCAGTATTGTGTTATTCCTGTTGTCAGTAATTATTTTCCCTGAAGGAGAATTGTCTTTTCTAAGAATTACTGGTAGGCGCGATTGGTTTCCCGCAATAGCATCAATACAACGTGTTACCCAAGTTACCTTGGACATTCCCTCTCGGTAAGCCCGTTCAATGTCCCACGAATCTCGATATGGCTTTCCAGCGATGCCGGTATTGAACGCCACTGGCGCTCCCGGTGTTAAAATAGATTTTTGAGAGCCGGACTGTAAAGCCTTGTTGCTACCGGAGTTCCACGCCATGTTTACCTAATTTACTCTAGACCCAAAAGCAAGCCCAATAGGCCACAAGACACGCCGAGGGTTATAAAACCCGCGGACACGTCAATAAAAAATGCGCCAATCGATGTCATAATTATAAATGACGCCATCATTAAATTGGCGGCTGCTGCTCTGGACGTTCTTTTTTTGATAAATGCTATGACTGAAACTAGCCGTTGCTTCACTGTTGCGACCTTCTTTGCGCTTGCACAAACCTATACTAGTCATACCGCTTGCTTGCGTAGGATATAGATGTGACTAATTGGAACGAAATATTAGAATACCTACAGCCCAAGACTCCACTTTTCTGTCCGGAGGAGCCCTCCCTGACGCAAAAAGTATTCTTAAGGACGATGACCCTAGAGGCTTTATTTGGTGGCGCGGCGGGTGGAGGTAAAAGCTCAGCACTCCTCATGTCTGCCCTCCAATATGTTGACGTGCCTGGCTATTCAGCAATTTTGTTTAGGCGCACATACGCGGACTTGTCCCTCCCTGGAGCGCTTATGGACCGCTTCCGCTCATGGATATCCACCCAGGATGACGTTCATTGGAATGCAAACCAGTATGTGGCAACGTTCCCTTCTGGGGCCAGGATTTCCTTTGGATACCTTAATAACACTAACGACTACCTCAGATACAAGGGCTCCGAATTTCAGTTCATAGGGATGGACGAAGTAACGGAAATACGTGAGTCTGACTATAGGTATCTTTTCTCTCGTCTGCGTCGTCCTGCTAACGGCGAACTATCTAAAGTTCCTTTGCGGATGCGGGCAGCATCAAACCCAGCCCCCAACTGGGTTCGTCAACGATTTATCGTAGAAGGCCAAGAAACTGGCAGAATATTTGTTCCATCAATGCTAACGGACAACCCGGGAATTGATGCAGAGTCTTACCGTATGGCCCTGTCAGCCCTGGACCCCATAGAGCGGAGAAGGCTAGAAATGGGCGACTGGTGGGCGACAACGCTCGGTACGTTGTTTGACAGGACTGACTTCCCGATTATTGACCACCACGAAGTGCCGCAGGTCACATCTGCGGCTAGAGCTGTGAGGTTTTGGGACATGGCGGCAACCGAGCCGAGCCACTCAAACCCGAATCCTGACTGGACAGTCGGCACATTAATGCTGTTCGACCAGGGAATCGCCTACGTTCTAGATGTCAAGCGCGCACGAGTTAAGAACGAAAAGGTTGAACAGCTAATTGCGCAAACAGCAGCAGAAGATGGACATACAGTTTCAATCCGAATGGAGCAGGAACCTGGTTCATCCGGTAAAGCTTTAATTGACCAGTACGCCCGCTATGTGCTCCCAGGTTACGATTTCCAGGGGGTCCGCTCAACTGGAGATAAGTTCACAAGGGCCAGACCTTTTGCCGCCGCCGCAGCAAACGGCAATGTCCGACTCGTAAGGTCAAGCTGGATATCTGATTGGTTGGATGAAGTTTCTTCATTTCCTGAAGCGTGTGACCACGACGACCAAGTTGACTCCGCAGTTGGAGCTTTTACATATTTAGCTGGATTGGGGTTGCCACAGCGCAGACCTATGGCTATACTCATCTAAACCAGCCCCTAACTAACTAACTAGGAGAAATATGACAAGCGAAGGGAAAACGCCTGATTGGCGTTCCATCGTCGACGAACTGAACTCAAAAATCAGTGCTGCCGACACAATGATGTCAGAACTTAAAAACTCTGGCGCAGACATGACTGAGATTGCTGAATACGTATCTGCTCTTCACGCAGTTAAGGCTGACGTTGCCATCGTGTACGACAGTGCATGCGGTGTCCTTAGTTCAGTTATGCGCTCCGTCCCAGAAATGATTTTAGGCGATGGGACAAAAATAGAAAAGCGCGCAGCAGCCGACCGCAAGAAATGGCAGCACGAGAGTATTGCCCAAAATGTCGCCAGTCGCATCAGCGATATGGCAGTTGACCTTGAGACTGGCGAAGTAGTTATGACACCACAAGACATGATGGTCAAAATGTTGGACTACTGCGCGCCATCATATTGGCGTGTCAAGGAGCTTGCAAAAATTGGTATTAATGCCGATAAGTTCTGTGACGTATCCGAATCCAAAGAAAGCATTATCGTACGGAGAGCAAAATGACACTGTATAACGACCTATCAGCACCCTTCCCGCCAGAGATGGAGCGCGAGCTGCGCAAGGGCGGAACAAGTCTTGTCTACATTCCTGTTAGCGAGGTAATTACTCGCCTCAATAAAGTGCTCGGTGTTGACAAGTGGTCTTTTGACATCGTCTCTTGCCAGCGCGATTCTCTCGACCCCGATTACGTTGTAGCCCACGTGCGTATCACGTGGCACACAGGTGAAAACGTCGGCTGGGTTACTCGTGACGGTTTTGGTGGCCAAAAGATTAAGCGCACTAAGCAGGGAGACATCGTTGACCTTGGTGACGAAATGAAAGGCGCTGTCTCTGACGCACTTAAAAAAGCCGCCCAGACACTAGGTATAGGCCTATATCTTGCTCGCTCTGAAGATGCGATAGAAATTGAAGAAGTCATTGCTGCGTCTCAAGCGCCAATACCAGCAGGTGAGATAGAGCGTCTCGAGTTGTGGGAAAACTTTATGGGGCTTGCTAAGTCTCTTAGCCCAGAACAAAAAGAACAACTCAACAATCATTGGAAACAATACAGTGGTGGTCGTCCCAAGCCAACAAAAACCACTGCTACCGTTGATGAACTTACGGAACTGATTGGCGCATGCGTTCAGGTTTCTTTTGGCACAACGGAGCAAAGTGATGAGTGAGCCTGGCTCCCTTCCCGAGCACTTATCGGCATCGTCCATATCGACATTCCAGCAATGTCCACTGAAGTTCAAGCTGTCGCGCGTAGATAAACATTCAGAGCCCCCAACAATCCATACTTTGATGGGGAACTTTGTTCATGAGGTCCTCGAAAATATGTACCGTGATTTTCCGCCGGAACAGCGACACATCCAAACAGCAAAAATGCTGTGCACCACAACATGGGAATCCGGGGAATGGGAGACACGGGTTAAACCGTATCTAGGGAAAACAACCTTAAATGAATTTCGCTGGTCGTGCTGGTGGTGTGTAGAAAATCTTTTTGAGATGGAAGACCCATCATCTCTGTTTCCGGACGGCGTTGAGTATGAACTAAACGACGATATAGACGGCGTCCTTGTCAAAGGTTTTATCGACAGATGGCACCGACTGTCTCTTAATGAGGCAAGAATTACGGATTACAAAACAGGTAAAACCCCCAACCCACGATATGCCAAGGACAAATTTTTTCAGCTAACACTGTACGCAGCGATGTTGGAAAAACTAGAGGGAATAGATACATTTGAACTAGAACTTCTATATTTGAAAGACGGCGCACGGCTCACCCACAAGCCAACAAAAGCCGAAGTAGAAGCAGTAAAAGAAACTGTAGTAACAGTAAGAAGGGAAATAGAAAACTGTCATGCCAACGATGACTGGAAGCCACAACCAACACCATTATGCAACTGGTGCATTTTCAAGCAAGGACTATGCACGTATTGGAACTGAAATGAATGATGACGCATTTGCACGTATTGTCGCTGACGACGTAAAGAATAAGGCCAGCATTAGCCAACGCGAGTATCTAGAGATGCCAGTAAATCGCGAAAGATGGAAAAAGGCGCTTTCCGCCCTCATCAATAATCTCGACGACCAAATTTCTGATTTGCTTGACGATGAAGATGCTGACCGAGAGCGTTATGAGCGCATGGGCAGTGCTGGCGCTGGATTGCTCGCAGAAGCAATCGCTACATACGGCTCGCGCCGTCATAAGGTTGAACGTTTCAAGCACTATGTCCAATCAAAGCTTGACCGTGTTTGTTCAATGCCGGAGACAGCAGAATTTATTTCACGCACTGAGCTTTTCGAAAAGGCGATTATTGAGCACAAACGCTTAATGGATGAATTTGACATGGAGCCATCTGCCGCCGATGAAGCTCTATGGGCAACCCTTGATGGCAAATGGGAGTTTGACGGCGTTACTATGTAACCATGCGTTATAGGTCGAAGAAAAAAGAAGCAGAGTATCGTCTTCGCAGGCCACTAGTTGAAAAACTTCTTAACGAAAGACCACTATGCGAAGCGTGTCCAGAATTTGCTGAATATGACGGCAGGGTAACTTACGCTAGAAATCGGTCTGCTGATATACATGAGATAGTTAGACGCTCCCAGGGTGGCTCAATCCTTGATGAATCAAACCTTATGGCCGTATGTCGCCCCTGTCATAACAGAATAGGGAATTATCCTCAACTCGCTTTTGAGTTGGGTTTAGCAAAACACAGTTGGGAAGAATAGCACTTCACCATTTACACCACGTGCGAAATGACGCTGGTAATCTATAGCTAGCGCGCAATCCTTATCAATGGACAAGGAAAGCAGGTGGTCGAATCTAGCGGAGAACAGTCCACTCCGTGGCAGCGAGGTTAACACCCTCAGTACCCGCCTGTTCGCGACCGGCGGGTTTTCTGCTGTCTAGACTATTGTCTTCTTATGAACATCGCCGGCATTGACTTGTCTCTTACTTCAACTGGGTACTCAATAAATGGGGATACTGGAGTTATTGCGACTAAATACAGAGGACCAGAAAGGCTCTCTATTGTTTCTAATTTGGTGTTAGAGCTAATTGCTGACAACTCCGTTGACGTTGTGATTATTGAGGGGTACTCATTTGCTTCCCGAAACAGTCAAGCCCACAGCATCGGGGAACTCGGTGGATGCGTGAGGATGCGCCTATGGGAATTCAATGTTCCCTTTATAGATGTTCCACCAACGTGTAGGGCTAAGTTCGCTACAGGAAAAGGGAATGCGAGCAAAAACGAAGTCATATCTGCGATATCGGCAAAAACTGGAATTGTCTGGTCTGGTGCCGGTTCTGACGACAGGTGTGATGCGTGGATTTTAGAACAAATGGGTCTTGCTGCAATAGGTCGGTCTACTCATGAATGGCCGGCTGAAAATTTGTCGGCGCTAGAAAAAATTGATTGGTCACCAATGGATGGACTTTCTCGCAAAACGCTGTAGACTCACATTGTGCGTAACCGACCAATAAGCCAAGTCGACGTAGAAGAAACGCTACTCGAATTAATAGAAGAACTAGAGACAGAGACAGAAGCTTTTGAGCGTTTAGCTGAGGACTCAGCTAAAAAAGAAGCTATGTATAAAACAAATTGGGCAAAGGAATATTTGTCTGCTAAGGGCTCCATCAAGGAGCGCGAAGCCTGGTCCGACTACAAAATGGACGAGTTGATGTTTGATTATAAAATCGCTGAATCTTTGCTGAAAGCAAAACGCGAAAAACTTTTATCTCTTCGTACAAGCATCGACGCTCTCCGTACTTTGAATGCCAATATCCGAGCACAGGTGGGGCCATGACAACATCTAAAATTGAATTGCTGCGTCCTGCCCCATGGCGTACTACGCACGTTCTTCGCCCTGACCTGAAACTACTTGCTCAGTCGATAGAACAATATGGGATTATCAGCCCCATAGTCGTTCAGCGCAGCACAGGATTCATAATCGACGGGTTCCACCGAGTGGTCACAGTGGCTACGAACAAACGTCTTGCAGCAAAGTATTCCAAATCAATGCCCGTTCATTATGTTGACTGCGATGAAGTCGAAGCCATGGTCATGCACATCACTCTAAACAGGGCGCGTGGTTCTATAGTCAATCATCATCTGTCAAGAACAATTAAAAAAATACACCAATCTGGACGCTATAGCGCGGCCAAGATGGAAGAAGTTTTTGGCATGTCAATGATTGAAGTAGACATGCTTCTTGATGGCTCTCTTATAAAAATGAGAAAAGTTTCTGAGCACAAATACTCGAAAGCGTGGGTACCAATTGAAGCTCCAGCCGGCGCAGTCGATTCGATGCAATTCGAGCGCCCCCCAAACCCCGACGAATAAAGTAAAATATTTGCATTGTCTACACTGCGAGGTAGCTATGCCAATTACGAACAATACCAGCGATACTGAAATACCATCTCCGACACGAAGGATAGCCAGACCTGGCTCTACGCTGCCTTCATGGTGGAAGAGGGCCACATCTTACGCTCTGCGACGCTTGAGTGACACCGTAGGCG